GCTGACGATCATGTGCATAAGATATATTCGGGCAAGGATAAGAATACGGATAAACCAATTATTATTTCAACCTGGCAATCAATCTACAAATTCCCCAAGAGATACTTTGATGATATTGACTGTGTTATCGGTGATGAGGCACATCTATTTAAGTCAAAGTCCCTCACAGGAATCATGACAAAGTTGCATAACGCAAAGTATCGTTTTGGATTTACTGGAACACTTGACGGTAGCAAGACTCATAAGTGGGTGTTAGAAGGTTTATTTGGCGATTGCGAACAAGTTACTAAGACAGATCATCTTATCAAAGAAGGTTACCTTAGCAAGTTTAGAATCAAAGTGCTGTTATGTAAACATGCTCCTCAGCATTTTGACACATATCATGATGAAATGGAGTATCTAGTTGAACATAAAGGTAGAAATAACCTCATCAAAAATCTTGTCAAAGATATTGATGGCAATACTCTAGTGTTGTTCAACTATATCGAGAAGCATGGGGAACCACTTTTTGATTTGATAAATAGCACCATAGACCCCGAGCGAAAACTATTTTTTGTTCACGGTGGTACTGATGTAGAAGACCGCGAAGAAGTCAGACAAATTACTGAGACAGAAAACAACGCTGTTATTATTGCCTCATACGGCACCTTCTCTACTGGTATCAACATCAAACGATTACACAATATTATCTTTGCATCCCCTAGTAAGTCGCGCATCCGCAACCTTCAGTCTATTGGACGTGTGCTCAGGAAAGGCGAAGGCAAAGACATTGCAACCTTGTATGACATTGCTGACGACATTGGTGGTCAGAACTACACATTGAAACATTTGAACGAAAGAGTTACAATTTACAATGAGGAGAATTTCAAATATGAGGTTATAAAGGTAAACCTTAGAGCAAATTAAATATGGAAGAAGAATTTTATGCAACAGTAAAATTACTATCTGGAGAGGAGTTGGTAGCAAAAGTTTGTTATCTTCCTGATGAAGATAAAATTATCTTAGACAACCCTCTCATGGTAGAAAATGCTAAGCAAAGAAAAGGTCAATTAGAAGTTACAGGATTTGCATTGAAAGAATGGATTTCTGCAACGTTTGATAATATGTTTATTGTCAAGAGAGATCATATTATGACAATGACTGAAATAGAAGGTGAGATTGTAGAGTTCTACGAAAAAACCCTCAACCGTCTAGAGGGTGGAAAATCTCTAGCAGGAAGAGGGAACAAGTTACCTAGAACATCTGGTTATGTGGGTTCAGTCAAAGAAATGAAAAAAACTTTAGAAGAGATTTATAAAAGAAGCTAAAAGCTACTACTTCTCTTGAACCCTGACAGAGTTATCCTACTGAGGTTCTGAGGATTTGTCAACCCCCTTTGACAATTCCATGACACAGTGGTATACTTGATACATGATATGTGAGTAAAACCGTGGCATACACAGTAATGGCAAAGAGAAAACAAACAGAATATTACGTCAACAACAAAGAGTTTCTTGCTGCCATCACTGAGTATCGCAGTAAGGTTCAACGTGCAAAAGAACTTGGTAAACCACGACCTCGTGTTACAAATTATCTTGGAGAGTGTTTTCTAAAGATTGCCACGCATCTATCATACAAACCAAACTTTGTCAACTATATGTTCCGTGAGGACATGATCTGTGACGGTATTGAGAACTGCCTTCAGTACATTGATAACTTTGACCCAGAAAAATCAAAGAATCCGTTTGCTTACTTCACACAAATCATTTACTACGCTTTTCTACGCCGTATCCAGAAAGAGAAAAAACAATTAGAGATCAAAGGTAAGATCTTGGAGCGTTCTGGATATGACGAGGTTATGCACACTGACTCATATGATGGTAGTATGTCTGGTATGAACGCATCCTATTCTGACATGGGCAGTATCAAAGAAAATATTGAAACAAGAATGAATCGATGAGTGAAGAAAATGTACATCCAGAAATTGCAGAAGTTGAGTGGTTCGACACACCATGGGGATCCTACCGTGTTGAGGAGAAACGATTTGGAACGTGGTCTAGCTATGGTAAGGATGGTACGCCGCTCATCACCGCACTTACGAGGGACGTTTGCATCAGTATGTCGAGATTCCACCTGGAAGGTGTCGCTACTAACTGGGCAAACTGTAGAACATCCGATCCATATGATGGAGTTGTTGGAGGAAAATTATGAGTGAAGCGCAACTATCCGTAGAACCATTGTTCTCAACTCCTCTTGCAAGATTTCAAGTAGACGATTTTGTCAATACCTATATTGATCTTGACTTTGATATTGAAAATGATGACGACTGGTTTCAAAATCCAAAACAAAAAAATGTTTGGAATCACCAATCGCATGACATCTTAGCAGAAGAAGGATATGAAAATCTTTCAAAGATGGTTCAGTCTGCTGTAGAAACTTATCTCTATAATGTTCTTTGTTATAGTGAAGAGATCAAAGCAGTTAGAACTAGTTCTTGGATAACTATTGGTCATGATGAATCTGCTACTGCAGAGCACTTGCATACTAATTCGCTGTACAGTGGTATTCTTTATCTAAAGTCATTGCCAAAGTCTGGAGATTTGTATTTTGTTACCAATGATAATCCAAATTACACCAGCACTACAATCAAACCACAACCAGTAACATTCAATATTTTCAATTCTTCTAGTTACAGAGTTACTCCAAACACTGGAGATATATTTGTTTTTCCAAGTCATCTGAGACATGGGGTAACTCCTAATACATCTGGTGAATCTAGATGTGCTTTAGCATTCAACTATTTTGTTGAAGGTCCAATCTCTGATGATCATACTAATTATTTGTATTTGAAATATGAAACCAACTGAGAACTACGAACAACTTCTTGAGCGTTTTACAAAGAGAACTGCTCAACTAACTGCTAGAGCAGAAGAACTGCAGGAAGTGGTTGATGAATACAATCGTATTCAAAGAGATTTGACTAGACTTGAAGGATCTCTGCAAGCAGTAGAATACCTAGCGTATGGCAAATTGCCAGGTGACGGTAACCATGATGGAATGAAGGATCACAAACCACAATGAAGATAGCAATCATTACAGACCAGCACCTAGATGGTCGCAAAGGTAATCTTGCGTTCTGGAATTATTTTCAAAAGTTCTACGATGATGTATTTTTTCCAACGCTTGAGAAAAAAGGTATCAGGGTCATCTTTGATTTGGGTGACACATTTGATAATCGAAAGTCTATGGACTTTAATACTTTTCACCGTGTGCGTGAAAATTATTTCGAGAGACTGAAACCTTATGAAGTTCACATGCTGCTGGGCAACCACTGCACGTATTACAAGAACACCAATCGCATCAACTCACCAGAACTTCTTCTGGAGCAGTATAAGAACATCAATATCTATGCTGAACCTAAGGAAATTCTCATGGGTAAGAAGAAATTCCTGATGCTTCCTTGGATCAACAAAGAGAATCAGGAAGAAGTATTTGGTTTGCTTGAACGAAGTGAAGCAGATATCTGCTGTGGTCATTTAGAATTGACAGGATTTGAAATGATTCCTGGTTTGACTATGGATCATGGAATGGATGCTGGATTGTTTCATAGGTTCAAGCGTGTGTGGTCTGGACATTTTCATCATAGATCTAAGAAGGGCAATGTTCAGTATCTTGGAAACCCTTATCAGATGTATTGGAATGATTATAAAGACCGTCGCGGATTCCATATCTACGATACTGAAAGTGATCGACTTGAGTTTATCCCAAATCCCTACGAGATCTTTGACAAAATCATCTATGACGACACAAGTGTGGACTACAACAAACAAGATGTGTCTTGTTATAAGGACAAGTTCCTCAAGATCGTCGTTGACAGAAAGCAAGACTACCAAATGTTTGAAACATTGGTTGATCGTCTTTACAACGTAGGTGTCCATGATGTAAAAATCATTGAGACTTTAGTTGACGCAGATACCCAAGAAGATTTAGAAGTATCAACAAAAGATACTTTGACTCTTCTAAATGATTACATTGATGAGGTAGAGATGTCCGTAGAGAAATCTGATTTGAAGAATCTCATGAGATCTCTATATATTGAAAGTTGTAACGTTGTCTGACATGTTCATCGTAACTCTAGAGAATCATCCAGACGGCGTTTACTCCGTCTTTGACCAAGAAGATGATAGGGTCATTCCTATCTTTGAAGAAGAGGACGATGCTGTACGCTATCATATGATGCTAGAGGATGATGAAGATTATCCACCAATGCAAATAGTGGAAGTTGACGACCATGTTATAATTACAGCATGTCAAGAACGAGGGCACAAGTTCTCTATCATCACAGCTGACGATTTTTTGATACCCCCTGACGATCCCGAGGAATGATTATTTTTAAGAAAATCCGTTGGAAGAATTTTCTGTCCACGGGTAATGTATTCAGTGAAGTTGATTTACGAGCATCTAAAACCAATCTAATTATCGGTAGCAACGGAGCAGGTAAGAGCACCATTTTGGATGCTCTTACTTTTTCTTTGTTTGGAAAACCGTTTCGTAAGATCAACAAACCGATGCTACTGAACAGTATCAATGAGAAAGATCTTCTTACTGAGATTGAGTTTTCTATAGGAAAGCAAGAATATAAAGTTGTTCGTGGTATCAAACCAAACAAGTTTGAGATCTATTGCAATGGTCAGTTGTGGAATCAAGAAGCATCTGCTGTAGATCAACAGAAAAATTTTGAGGCAAATGTCCTCAAGATGAATTTCAAATCTTTCACTCAGATTGTTGTTCTTGGTTCTTCTACATTCATTCCTTTCATGCGTTTGCCTTTGGCACAGCGTAGGGATATTATTGAAGACATCCTTGACATTCAGGTTTTCTCTACCATGAATGTTCTACTGAAGGATAAGGTGAGGGAAAATAATGAAGAGATCAAAGACTTAGATTATCAAGTTCATCTTCTGGAAGATAAGATTGATCTTCAGAAGAAGTATATGTTGGAACTGGAGAACAAAACAAAAGAAGAGATTGTTCGTAAAGAAAATAAAATCTCTGAATTGTTACAGAATGAAAACGAAAGTCACCAAGAGATTGCGCGTCTGTCTTCTGAAGTCGAAAAATATTCTGAAGATATGAAAGAGTTGTCAAACTGTGCAACAAAACTAAAGAAGTTGAACACTTTTCTTTTAAAGATACAAAGTAAGTTATCTTCTTGTAAAAAAGAACATGATTTCTTTTCAGAAAATCACGTCTGTCCAACTTGTACACAAGAGTTAGATGAAGATTTTAGACAAGAAAAGATAAATGAGGGTTCGGACAAGCTAACTAGTTTGAATACTGGTGTAGAAGATCTTCTTTTAGAAATAGGAAAAGAAGAAGAACGTCAGCATAAGTTTACTAAATTATCTAATCAGGTCATGCAGTTCAATGCATCGATCAGTCAGTCTAATTTTCAGATCACTTCTATTCGTAAAACGATTTCGGATATTGAACAAGAGATTAAAGAACTGGAAGGTAGCAACCCAGACAAGAAAGCAGAGTTTGTCAAACTTGAAGGTTTGATTTCTGAAAAGAAAACTTTGAATAAGGATATTGCTAATTCAAAGAAAGACCGAGATGTTTTAACAACAGCATCACATCTACTAAAAGACAACGGGATCAAGACCAGGATTATCAAGACCTACTTGCCTGCGATGAACCAGTTGATCAATCAGTATCTCCAGCGTATGGACTTTTATGTCAACTTTACACTAGATGAGAGTTTTCAGGAGATAATCAAGTCTAGATATCGTGATGTATTTTCTTATGATAGTTTCAGTGAAGGAGAGAAATCTCGTATTGATATCGCTCTGCTGCTTACTTGGCGTTCTATTGCTAAGCTCAAGAATTCTGTGGATACTAACCTTTTGATTCTCGATGAGATCTTTGATAGTTCACTCGATCAGCAAGGTGGTACTGATCTTGGTTGGATCCTCCGTAATTTCGATTCTAACACTAACGTGTATGTTATCTCTCATAGAGACAATCTAGAAGGAAAATTTGACAGGACAATCACAGCAGTAAAAGAAAAGAACTTTAGTCATCTGGTTGAGTCAGCAGACGAGACAGTTGACTAACTGGACTAAGGGGACCTTCGGGTCCCCTTTTCTTGTATATACTAATGGCATCAACGCAAGAGAAGCATGTCAACCCAAGAAATCAAAGGTAACCTCGCCCGCTTGCTGGCAACCGAGAACCTGATTGTGGAGAACCGCAAGGTTTCTACAGCATCGTTTGACGTTGAGCGCCGTGTCCTTACTTTGCCGAACTGGGACCGTGCTTCCAGCATCGTCTATGATATGCTAGTGGGTCATGAGGTAGGTCATGCTCTGTTCACTCCTAACGAAGACTGGACTGCTAAGCATGACTGTCCTAAGGACTTCATCAATGTGATTGAGGATGCTCGCATCGAGAAACTGATGAAGCGTAAGTATCCTGGTCTGCGTAAGTCTTTCGCTGGTGGATACAAAGAACTGAACGATGCTGACTTCTTTGGTATTGAAGGTGAAGATTTCAACACCTTCAGTTTGATCGATCGTATCAATCTCCACTTCAAGGTTGGTGCCAGCGCCATGATTCCTTTCTCTATTGAGGAGCAAGTGTTTGTTGCTCGCACTGATGTTGCTGAGACTTTTGAAGAAGTCTGTGAGATTGCTGTTGATGTGTATGAGTTTTCTAAGCAAGAGAAGGTAGAAGACGTTCCTCCTCCTGCTGCTCAGCAGGGTGAAAGTGAAAGTAACGATGACGAAGAACCTGAGCAGCAAAAGTCTGAAGCAACTGAATCTTCTCAACCTGAAGCAGGCACTAACAATGCTGGTCCGATTCAGAATTTTGATGATGATCTAGAAGAAGAGGAAGAAGTAGAAGGTGCTGCTGGTGGTGAAACTTCTGAAACTCAAAGTAACTTTGATCGTGCTGCTGAGAAACTGACTAACAAGTGGTCTAATAATCCTGTCTACGTTGAGATCCCCGAGAGTGTGGATCTCCCCACCTATATTGCTGACTGGACTGAAGTCCATGACTGGATTGATGAGTATCGCAACAACTTCCTTGCTGGTGGTGATGGTATCGATCGTTCAGATCGCTACGATGCTGTAGATAAATCTTACAGGGAGTTTCGTAAGCAGTCGCAGAAGGAGGTAAACTACCTTGTTAAAGAGTTTGAGTGCCGTAAGTCTGCTGACGCTTACGCTCGTGCTGGTCAATCTAAGACTGGTGTGCTTGACACTGCTAAGCTACACACTTACAAGTACAATGATGACATCTTCAAGAAAGTAACTGTTCTTCCTGATGGTAAGAACCACGGTCTGCTGTTCCTTCTTGACTGGTCTGGTTCCATGCAGAAAGAAATTCTGGCGACTGTCAAGCAATTGCTGAACCTCACTGCGTTCTGTAAGAAAGTTCAGATCCCGTTTGAAGTGTATGCTTTCACCAATGAGTTTTATGCTGTTCGTCGTGCCAAGGAAGGTAAGGATGATTACCTCAGCAATGAAGAATATTTTGCTCATAACGGTTGTGAAGAGGGGAAGATCTTTTTACCCAAAGATATGTTCCACCTGATGAACTTTGTGTCCTCTCGTTCTAACTCTAAGGATTACGAGCGTCAGTGCCTGAACCTGTATCGTGAGGCATATGCATACACCTATCACTGTGGTTATCCCACCACTCTTGGTTGTACTTTGTCTGGCACTCCTCTAAATGAGGGTATCGTGATGCTCAATTACATCATCCCTCAGTTCAAGAAACAAAATGATCTTCAGAAAGTCAACGTTTGTATTCTGACTGATGGTGAATCATGTCAAGCTTCTTATGGTCGCAAGTATTACAACGATCATAAAGATGAGTATTACATTCGTCCCCGTCGTCTTGATTACAACACTGTTCTGCGTGATCGCAGCACTGGACGTGTATACTCTATGAATGATGGGTGGTGTGAGATGACTAACACGTTCATTCAGCAACTGAAAGATCGTAATGCTGGTGTAAATGTGCTTGGTTTCCGTATCATGGGTGGCAGTGGTTTGTCTGGTTTCGTCAGCACATATGCCAGCCTCGCTCACTACGATCAAGTTCAAAAGCAGTGGAAGAAAGACAAGTCTGCTGTCATTCCTTTCCCTAAGAGTTATACTGCTCTCTACGCTATCAATAACAATTCTATTGATGCTGATTCTGAATTTGATGTTGAGTCTGGTGCTAAGAAAGGTGAGATCTCTAAGGCATTCAAGAAGATGCTGAAAAGCAAGTCTACAAACAAGAGACTGCTAAATTCTTTCATAGAGTATGTCGCCTGACGAACCGTCCACTCTGCCACTGACACTGCCTCACCCTGCCCTATACTTACTTCATACGCAACCAACCAATGCCTGCTAAGTCTGACCTGACCACCACACAACTTACTTCTTTTCTGTCCAAGAACTACGGCAACGATATCAACGCTGATGCTGTGCGTCACGCTTGCCTTGAGTTTGGTGTTACTTATCCTACTGCTGTCAAGCGTCTGCGCGACTTCTATGTCAAGCGTGGCACTTGGAACCTGACTGTGCAGGAGCGTCTTGAGCAGACCTATGAGGCACCTGCTGCTGCTCCTGCTGTCATGGAAGCAGTTGAGCAGAATCTTGTTCCTATCAAAGATAGTAACTATGTTCCTTTCGGTAACTTCTCTGACGTAAAGAAGATCATCCAGTCTGGTATCTTCTACCCGACTTTTATCACTGGTCTGTCAGGAAACGGTAAGACTTTCTCTGTTGAGCAAGCATGTGCTGCTCTAAATAGGGAGTTGATCCGTGTAAACATTACCATTGAAACCGACGAGGATGATCTTATTGGTGGGTTTCGTCTTGTTGATGGCAACACTGTTTGGCATAACGGACCCGTCGTGGAAGCTCTTGAGAGGGGAGCTGTGCTGCTTCTAGACGAGGTTGACTTGGCATCTAACAAGATCCTGTGCCTGCAATCTGTACTGGAAGGTAAGGGAGTCTTCCTCAAGAAAACTGGTCGCTACATTCAACCTGCTGCTGGTTTCAACGTTATTGCTACTGCCAACACCAAGGGTAAGGGATCTGATGACGGTCGCTTCATCGGCACCAACGTTCTGAACGAAGCATTCCTTGAGCGTTTTGCACTGACCTTTGAGCAAGAGTATCCGACTCCTGCTACTGAGAGTAAGATTCTGCTTCGTGTTGCTGCTTCTGTTGGTAAGCATGACGAAGAGTTCTGCACTAACCTTGCTAACTGGGCAGATATCATCCGCCGCACTTTCAAGGATGGTGGTATTGACGAGGTAATTTCTACTCGTCGTTTGGTTCATATCATGCGAGCATATGCCATTTGGGGTGATCGCATGAAAGCAATCAAAGTTTGTGTGAACCGTTTCGATGATGAGACTAAGCAGTCGTTCATCGAATTGTATGATAAAATTGATGCTGACGTTTCTACGGAGGAAGAAGATGCCACAAACCAGGACTGATAAGTACCACGGTTATGTCAACCATCTTGCCACTCTTGACAGTGGCAAGACTGTTAGGATCTTAGGTGGCGAAGGTCTGAAGTTGTTTGTCAAAGACCTTGACGGCAACGTTGAAGAATGCTACCATGATAATCTACGCCTTATTTGGGATCGCTGAATGGCATTTAAATACAATGAAGATGCTCTACTCAATGAGCTACGTGACTATATTTCTGGAACCTATAATCAACATTACTCTGCTGGCAATGACAGTATTCAAACGTTAGACTTGATTGAAGCATGTGGTGATGCAGAAGCATTTTGCAGAAGCAACATCCTGAAGTATGCTTCACGCTACGATAAGAAAGGCACCGCTCGTCGGGATATTATCAAGATCCTGCACTACGGTCTCCTTCTCCTACATTTTTCTGACAAGACCTCTGTTACTGAACCCTACAACCAATGAGTAAAGTTATCCTTTCTAAGAAAACTCTCGATGTCCTCAAGAACTTTTCCACAATCAACTCGTCCATCGTATTCCGAAAAGGAAGCACTGTACGCACTATCAGCAATGCAGAGAACATCCTCGCAAAGTTTACTGGCGAAGAAGTATTTCCTACTGACTTCGCAATTTATGATCTCAGTCAGTTTCTTAGCGGTATCTCTCTGTTTAACGATCCTCAGCTCGAGTTCACCTCTAACGATTTCGTTAGCATTCGTGGGGGGCGCACTTCTGCAAAATACTATTTCTCGGATCCTGAGATCACGCTGAAGAGTGCTCCAGAAAAGAATGTAAACTTCCCTGGTGCTGATCTTCAATTTACTTTGACTGGAGATGACTTGATTGCTCTGCAAAAAGCATCTGCTGTTTACAGTCTTCCAGATCTTACCTTCCAATCGGAAGAAGGTTCTAACGAAATCAAACTCATCCTTCGTGACAAGGAGAATGATACCAGCAATACTTATGATCTCACGGTGGCAGGTTGTTCTACTGGCACCTTTTCTCTTGATGTCAAGATTGAAAACATTCGTGTGCTACCTGGGGACTATTCTGTCAAGGTATCCAAGCACCTCATCTCAGAGTGGAGCAACGTGAATGTTGATCTCACTTATTACGTTGCACTGGAACCTTGAAACATATCCTTTTTACATTGAAGGGTTGCAATGTAGAATTGATGGAGGACAAAGAGTTCATGCGAATGATGTTGTATCGTTCAGCAAAAGAATGTAACTCAACCCTCCTCAATTTATCTGTTCATAAGTTTGAACCTCAGGGATTTACTGGTATTGCTATGCTTGCTGAAAGTCACTTGAGTATTCACACTTGGCCAGAAAAAGGTATGGCAGTTTGTGATGCCTTTACGTGTGGTGACCACACTACTCCTGAGAAGGGAGTAGAATATATGAAAGAGACGCTTCAGGCGTCTGATATTATTGTAAATGAATTTGTGAGACCGCTTGAATGAGTAAAGAATTTCTGTGGGTTGAGAAGTATCGACCCAACATTGTTGAAGATTGTATTCTCCCTGACAGCATCAAAGAGGTGTTTCAGGGTTTCGTCAACCAGGGCGAACTTCCTAACCTGCTGCTGAGTGGTACTGCAGGAGTCGGCAAGACTACCATCGCTAAGGCGCTGTGTGAGGAGATTGGTGCCTCTTACATCGTGATCAATGGATCGGATGAGGGACGCTTCCTAGACACTGTGAGGAACCGCGTGAGGCAGTTTGCCACAACCATCTCTCTGACCTCTGGAGCGTCCCACAAGGTCGTTATCATCGATGAGGCAGACAACACTACTAACGACGTGCAGCTCTCCCTCAGGACCGCTGTGGAGGAGTTTCATGGTAACTGCCGTTTCATCTTTACCTGCAACTTCATCAATAAGATCATTGAACCGCTGCACTCACGCTGCACGGTCGTTGATTTCAGGATCAAACCTGAGCAAGCAACCAACCTTCAGGGTCAGTTCTTCACTCGCTTGAAAACTATCCTGACTCATGAGGAAATTCAGTATGAAGATAAAGTTCTCGCTAAACTTACTAAACGTTATTATCCCGATTGGCGCAGGCTTATTAATGAGTGCCAGAGGTATGCCGCTACTGGAAGTATTACTTCTGCTATTCTCGTGGATGTCGCTGATGTTAATCTTGACACTCTTCTAGCATCTCTGAAGAAGAAAGAATTTACCAATGTCAAGAACTGGGTTGTCCAACATATGGACAATGATCCCAGCATGGTGATGCGTAAGATCTATGACAGCATCTATGGTGTCTTGAAACCTGCTTCTATTCCTGAGGCAGTTCTTATCATTGCCAAATATATGAGGGATATCTCTGTTGTCCCAGACCAAGAAGTAAACATGCTTGCATGTCTAACAGAGATCATGATGAGTTGCGAATTCAAGTAAAACTCTTATAAATAGAACCACGACTTCACAACAGTGGAGCGAACACACACAACAGGAGAATAATTATGGCAATGAATCCATATGAAATGCGCTGGGATTTTTTACGAGAAGCGCAGGCACGTTTAGAAAATAAACTGGAATTAGACAAAGAATCTTGGTATCAGCGAAAAGAATTGCTAGAAAACGCTGGTCAAGTAATTACCGATCCATTTCCTACATACCCTACAGCAACTGAAATTCACGCAGTAGCAGAAGAAATGCGTGCTTTTGTAGAGAATACAGGAGCTTGATATGATTACTGTATTCGGAGAAGAGAAGTTTCGTCCAGTAGTAAGATTGGGCGTTACAGGATATAAGGTCGTACCAGATTATTACGTATCTAAAAAATGTGAAGTCTATAGTCGAAAGACTGATAGGTATCTCACCATTCACTCAGATAAAGACGGTAAGTATAAGAAACTTAGTCTTCAACTTCCCGTGGATCTTTTTCCTGAGGATGATTTCAATTACTATCAAGATGGATCTAATAGTAGTCGTGTAAGTTTTGATGGTCATAGGATAGTCAAAGAAGCATGGCATCCTATTGATTTGTATCCTCCTGCTCGATTAGATGAAGAGTGGAATCAAGTTATTACTGCAGACATGGTTGGTCAACCACGTATCCCAGATAATTGGAAACAGTGGGTTAGAGAAACTGCTGCTATCGATCATGTTGATGGCGATCCTGCAAATAACTATCTTGAAAATTTAGAGTATGTAACTCCAAAAGAAAATAATCAGTATAGAAAAGAACATGAGTCTGCTAAAGTTTCTGGAGAAGAGTCCGAAGATACAGATGATGGAGGAAATGATGAAGCGTCTTGAAGAAGACCAAAAGAAACAATGGAGGAGAATCAAAAATGAAAATCTATGATTTATATTCGACTCCAATCTATTCCTCTACTGTAGATAACTATCAAAAAATTCAAGAAGAGTTGCAAGTCATTTATGATGAATCAACTTTTACTATGAGAGAAGACTGGGGTCATACTCATTATCTTTCAGATGAAAGTTTTATGGGTAATGTTTTTGATGATTCTCGTGTCGGAACATTTGAGGCAGAAATTCATAAACATGTTCAACGATATCTGAACGAGATAGGTTATACTGGATCTGTCAATTTCCGTGAAAATATATACTACCGTATAGCAACTTCATGGTTTGCTAAGTTTGAAAAAGGATGTTACGCACATATCCATAACCATGGACATGCCGATATCTCGGGAGCATACTATTTCAAAATGCCAGAAGGGGCATCTGAATTTTTTATTACTTCTCCTACCCCACAATTTGATCCATCGTTTTTGTTTCACCATCTAGGATTTAGAACAAACTTTTCACCACCACAAGGATCTCTGTTGATGATGCCTGGATTTGTCAATCATGGTGTAAAAATGAATGAAACAGAAGAAGATAGAGTCAGTCTAGCGTTCAATATTGTATTTGAGAGACCAGAAATTGCACAAACACAACGGCAAAAACCAACCGCAGGTTACTAAGACCACACCAGAAAATGTGAAAGAAGCGCATGAAGCACTATTTCATGCTACAATGAATCTACCTACTGCTGCTGCCCATTGTGGTATGACGCAGAAGGAAATGAAAATGACCTTTTGGGAATACTTGAAATACAATGAGCCTAACTTCCAAGTCACTGAAAACACCACTGAGGTATCCTGGGGGCAAGAGTCGAGCGACGACTAAACTCGCTCAGTTCTTCCCAGACTTCAATAACTACAAAGAGTTTCGTGAACCTTTTCTTGGCGGTGGTTCTGTAGCACTGTATGTCACCAAGATGTTCCCGCAATTGGACATCTGGGTCAATGATTTGTATGAACCACTTGCTACATTCTGGAAATGTTTACAGGATAACGGTGATGAAATTACGCAACGACTTGAGTACGCTAAACA